AGCTCTTCGTCATCGTGGTTGTTTATGAACTACTTTGCAAACGACAGTGAGACACGATACTTAAAAATAGCCGGACCAACATTTACTGGAAACTTAGAAGGACCAACTTTTAACGACATTACGCTTTCTAGTGCAAGTGCACTGGCGTCGGGATCTTTTGTTGTTGGTACAGGAAATATTTCAACTAATACTGTTGTTGGTTCAGGCACACTTTCAAATAACACAACTGGAAGTAATAACACAGGCGTTGGCTCCGGAGCGCTGCCGGATAACACGACTGGTTCTGAAAATATAGCTGTCGGTAGTTATGTTCTTGGAGATAATACTACCGGAAGTGAAAACACTGGTATTGGCGAATTCGCTCTTAAATTTAACACAACTGGCGACAGTAATACCGCTTGCGGTTCAGCTGCGCTGAGAATGATTACAGGCAGTAACAACACAGCTATCGGAAAAGACGCTGGGTATTATATTGACGGCTCTAATAATACAATCCTTGGTGCTTATAAAGGAACTTCGGGAGAGTCATCATTAAGCTCTACAGTTATTATTTCTGCTGGCACAACTGAACGGCTTAGATGTAATTCAAGTGGTACGTGGGAGTTCCCTGGTGATGTAGAAGTTACAGGAGCGGCCACCATTGCTGCTGACGCAACTATTAACACGCTGACTGTTGGTAAAGGCGAGGGTAATGTTGCGACGAATACGGCAGTTGGCCATGATGCTCTTCAAGCCAACACCACTGGTTCTGGCAACGTAGCTAACGGATATGAAGCTCTCTACGCCAACACCACTGGTCATAGCAACGTAGCGACCGGAGTCCAAGCTCTCTATACCAACCTCAGTGGTGTTCAAAACACAGCTTATGGATACCGAGCTCTCTATTCAAATAGCACTGGTGATAACAACGCAGCGACCGGACATAATGCTCTCTATTTCAACATCAATGGTTCTAGCAACACAGCTAACGGAGTCAAAGCTCTCCTTTCCAACACCAGTGGTAATAACAACACAGCTATCGGAGTCAGTGCTCTCCGTATCAACACCACTGGTGATTCCAACGTAGCTAACGGACGACAAGCTCTCTACCACAACACCACAGGTTCCTACAACGTAGCTAACGGATCTGAAGCTCTCTATTTAAATACCACAGGTGGTTTAAATACAGCTAACGGATACCAAGCTCTGTATGAAAACACTACTGGTACTCACAATACAGCTAACGGATACCAAGCTCTGTATGAAAACACTACTGGTCAATACAATACAGCTATAGGTTTTAGTGCTCAACACGATGGCACCACAGGCGAACGAAACACAGCTATAGGCTATGGAGCTTCATATAAGAATATTAGTGGTGATTTTAACGTAGCGTGCGGGATGATGGCTCTTAATAACAACCTTGCTAGTTATAACACAGCTACCGGATATCAAGCTCTCTATTTAAATACCACAGGTATTGAAAATACAGCTAACGGATACCGAGCTCTCTATTTAAATACCACAGGTAGTGAAAATACAGCTACCGGATATCAAGCTCTCTATGCAAATACCACTGGTATTAGAAACACAGCTTACGGAAAGCAAGCTCTAGTTCAAAACAGCACTGGTTTGTTTAATACAGCTTTTGGTATGACAGCTATGTATTTAAACACCATTGGAGAGCAAAACACGGCTACTGGTTATGGGGCTTTGTATTCGAACACTACTGGTGATTTTAACACTGCTACCGGTATGCAAGCTCTCAATCAAAGTACCACAAGTGGTAATAACACAGCCCACGGATACAGGGCTATGTATAATACCACCACTGGTGCTAACAACACAGCTAACGGATACCAAGCTCTCCATGGCAACACCACTGGTGCTAGCAATACAGCTAACGGATATGAAGCTCTCTATACAAATACCACTGGTACTCTCAACACAGCTAACGGAAACAATGCTCTCTATTTAAACACCACAGGTAGTAACAACGTAGCTAACGGATACCTAGCTCTCTATAACAACACCACTGGTTCTGGCAACGCAGCTAACGGACGACAAGTTCTCTATTACAACACCAGTGGTGATTTTAACACAGGTGCAGGATACCGAGCTCTTTATAGTTGCACAACAGGGAAGAATAACTTAGGACTTGGAATATATGGCCTTTATAATATTACGACTGGTAGCGGTAACATTGGTATTGGTGGAAGGAATGGCGCTGGTTTGTTTTCGCCTATAGTCACCCTAACTACACATAACGACCGTGTTGCTATGGGTAGTACGACAGTCACTAACGCCTACATTAAAGTAGCTTGGACTGTTGTTTCTGACGCACGCGATAAGATGAACTTTGCTCCAGTACCTTATGGTCTGGACTTTGTTAATAAACTCAAGCCAACTGCCTATCAGTTCAAAGTAGATCGTGACACTGAAACGCCAAATGGTCCTGTACTTTATGGCTTTAAAGCACAAGATATTCTCGCCCTTGAAGGCGACAACCCTGTCATTATTGACAACGAAGATGCTGATCACCTTAAATATAAAGGTGAGCATCTTGTCCCTGTACTGGTTAATGCCGTACAAGAACTGACCGCTATGGTCAAAGAACTTCAAACTGAAATTAAAACACTTAAAGGTTAATTATGGAAACTCCAACAGCAGCAGAAATTGCACAACACTACAAGGCAGCTCTTGATAGCGTAACGCTCATTACGGAGCTTATGGCGCTTGATTCACGAGATGCAACGCAAACAGATCGTGTTTCACGTAACGTCGAGCATCTGAAAACAATGGTTGCAAAAGATTTCTGGACTACAGAAGATCTTACACCATTTAATACTGCTATTACTGCTGGTTCTTAATTAAATGGTTACACTAATCCGTCCACTACTATTTTCATTCCTACAATCTGATCGTGTTAAAGCACTGATTGTAGAAATGCTAGAGAAACTGTGTGAGTCAACCGATAATGACATCGATGACAAAGCAGTTGAATTTATCCGTAACGGTTTATTCCCGGTTAAAAAATGAACCTGGGGGAGCCACCACTGTTCCCCTCTATAACGCTCCCTGAACCGCTTCAATTACCACCACCAATACTTGACATACCACGGGCTGATATACCCTCTTACAAGCCCTTGGTGGTGCCTCCTAGCGACCTTAGGCCACCTCCGGGTATTAAGCCTGACGCTAAAGATGAACCGCCAAAGGCTAAACCTAAGCCGGTAATAAACACTCCACCAATCAAACCACCAGAAGTACAGACATTTGAAGTACCTGGAACTGATATTGAAGTACCTGTACCTAATGGTGTAATCTTAGTCACTGCAGCTACTACAGCTTTTGTTTCAGTTGCAGCTACGTTAATTGCTACTTCTTTGTTTAAACATTTAGTAAGTTTATTTAAACCTATAATTAAACAAGCATGGAACAAGATGAAAAAAAAGGAGGACTTATCAAGTTCGTCGTCCTTATCTGGTCCGCCGGACTCTTAACTGCTAGTTATGCAGGCTGGATGGAAAAGATGGACCCTACTTATGTGGCTTCTATTTTAAGCGGAACTTTGGCAACGTTTTCTATTTCTAGAGAGAAGAACAAATGAAGAAATTAGTTTTGTTATTGCTGTTAGCTGCCCCAGTGTCAGCACAATCAGTTACACCTAATTTTACACAAGGTAGTATGCAATCTACTACCACTACAACTATTGATATTGACCGTACTATCGCAACAGAAGTGTACGGGGGAGATTATAAATCATGGTCTGGAACCAACGTTACACCCAGTGGTTCAATCGGCAACTCAGCAACAACATTTTCAGTAACTACTTCTGGAGATCCATTCCAACTAGAAATTGTAGACAGAGTGGCAGGAGTAGTGGAAACAATCGACATCAACGAGACAATTCAACAAGTCTCTACTACTACATCCTTGTCAGTCTTCTCACAGTAAGCCCCGCATACGCAGGGGATGACCCAACAGTATCTAATACTTCAAGCCCTGTTGCTGCTGCAACTGGTAACGTCACTAATCAAGCTGTGCAGTTCCAGAACAACGGAGCACCTTCCAGACAAGTCTTTGCTGGTAGTAACTCCTGTAACGGAACAACAATGACATTCCAACCATTTTATATGGGTGGTGATGTACACACAGATGCGTATCAACGTACCCAAAACTTTGGTGTACAGCTTGGCTTTTCTGTACCGCTAGATGGTGGCATGGTTGAAACATGCAAACAGATCGCACGAAGGCATGAACAGAAGATGCGGTTGGACTATGAGCTAGTACGTGCTCTTAAATGTACGGAAATCATGAAAGCTGGTTTCACCTTTCGTCCTGGCAGTCGCGTAGAAGTACTGTGCCATGACGTTGTACCTATTGTCTCACTTAAATAATGGAAGCAGCAGTTACTGCTCTCATCGCTTTGATTGGTGGTGGGGCAGCTTTAAATAACAGATTACACAACAGAATAAATAACGTGCATGACCGTATTAGTGGTCTTGACAGGCGTATCGACGCTATTGAATTGACCGTAGCCCAAGACTACGTATCTAAAGCTGACTTAGCAGTAATGGTCCAACGTATGGAGGATCACATGGTACGTATCGAAAACAAATTAGATCAAATTGTATTGAGAAATTAATTATGGCTTACAGAAACAAATTTCTACAAGATTATGCTAAGCCAGGTGAACATGGCTCGCCAAAAAACGAAGAAGAAAAAAAGAATAAAGTACGTCAATACAACAATCCAAAACAGGCAAAGGGTAAAAGAACAAACTCTGTTAACGAAACATGACTTATCAACTTATTGACCTATACACCAGTAAAGTACTTGGTGAATATGCAACACTAGCTGAAGCTGACGTGACGAATCACATCTCATTCATGAACCTAATGAAGTTCGTTATGAGATTAAAGCACCAGCTAAACCTAAAGCTAAGAAAGCTAAATGACAAACAAGAAAGCAACTGAAGACCAGTTCAATGAGTTGCATAATCTTGTTACAAAGGAATTCCTTGCCCGTATTAAATCGGGTGAGGCTTCCACACAAGATCTAAAAGCAGCTTGTGATTGGTTATCAAAGAATGATATCAGTGGTGTCGCCTTTGAAGGTAGCCCACTAGATAAGCTAGTTAGTATTATGCCTACTGTTGATCCTGAACTTGTACAACGGAGACTTTATGGCTCGAAGCTCTAGTCATAGCGGACCTAAATACGCTAATGGTAATTATAAATCATATCAAAAGAAATATGATTCAAGTTCATTACAGATCTCTAAACGATCTTCATTAAATAAAGAAAACCGTAAACGTGGAACCTACGGCAACGGTGATGGCAAGGATGTATCCCATAAGAAAAATGGAAAGACATTCCTCGAAGCAGCATCAAAAAACAGAGCACGTAAAGGACGCGCATGACCCCATTACTTCCTACCCCTAACGATTACCTCTACAACTTAATAGCCATGACCTCACCAGAAGCTAAGCGTCTGTGGAGACGCTCTATTAAGGAACACTTTGACCATACTTGTATCTATTGCGGAAAAACCTATGACTTAGTCAGTTATCTATCGATCATGTTCATCCTCGCGCACGTGGCGGAGAGGATGTCGCAACGAATGTTGTATGCGCCTGTACCAGATGTAATCAGGATAAAGGAAGTACACCCGTCCTTAGTTGGATGAGAGACAAATTTGGAGTTAATAGACTCCGTGAAAAACTAATTATGGAGTATATTAATTAATGGACTTATCTGGCGTTCCGCTGTCTGAACGGGACTTATTTGAAAAGAATGAAGAAATGATCCGTAGGCTTCTTGATAGACAATTAGAGCTTATGGAGTTGAAGGAAGATTTACCTAAAACAGATAAAATAGGTAGAGGTAAATTACAAAAAGAGTTTGGAAAAATTAATCGTTGGTTAGGTGATTTATATCAAGCACCTGAAACTTACGCTGATATTAATATGGAAGGCGTTACTAATAAACAATTAGGTGAACGCATCCATAGTCATACTCGACGAGTAATGGATCAGTGGTCTTTAGATACTAGACCTGCTAAACAAGGTGGTGGTACTATTCATCACGCTGATAGTACAATGCAAACCTTAGGTGCTGTTAGAACTGCTCCTATTGGAATGCGTCGTGATATTATTCAAGCCGTTAAAGATCAAGACAAAGAATTAGCTACTGGACTTGGTGGTAAAAATTTTTTTGATGTTGATGAAGAAACTCACCCATTATATCATCCTGGTGAAGACGGTAAAGTAGATTATAAAAATAGATTAGCTGCTATTAGGGATATGCCTAGTACAGCTACATTTGATGAGCGCATGGCTGCTCTCAAACAATCTACTGATATTTCTACTGCAGCATCAGAAGCTGCAGATGCGTCACCACTAGCCCAAGCAAGGCAAACTAAAATAATAGAAACAATTAAATTAGGTGGTGGTGAGGGCTTATTAGATA